CTCCAACTTCTAGTTCTAAGTCACCAGCTAGTCGTTCTAATACTTTAAACTGCCAATAATAGTCATTGATATACCCAAATACAACATCATTTGAGCGCATCTGTACTACAGCGTGAAGTATGCCTAACTTGTTGTAGTATGTTACAGCATTTGTGCATACAAAGTCGTCCTTACCATGCTCTCTGTGTCTTTGATGCATGTCTGGGTTTAAGTATATCATAGTTGCTCTACGAGAATTAGGATTTCTTTTTAATTCTCTATAAGCGTTCTCATATTGGCTGCCGTTTAGAGCTGAGTGAATTAAGAAACCATAGTTCGAGTTAACGCTACCCTTAGTATTAGCAACATGTTCCCAAATGGCTGGCACTTTCCCATAAATATCTCTCAGCTTGTCGGTGTTACAAACCATACTGTTATACCAATGTACCTCAGCTTGCTGGTATTTAGCGTTAGGTTTACCGAATATACTTTCTTCATCGGTTATAAAGCTTGCGCCTAGTATTTCTAGGTTACCATCTTTTTCAAAGTCTTTGTCTTTAAATTTCTCTATAAATCTTTCTCTGATATGTTTAACTTGTGTTAACATTTTATTCCTTTCTTATTTTTCTTTATCGTAATAAGCAGGATCATATTGTCCCCATACAGTTACAACTCCAGTATTCCATTTACGCTTTTCCTTTTCCGCTTCTTTCATACTGGTAAAAAGCTTTACAGGACTATCAGCAGTCCATGGATTTCCTTCTCTTACATACTCGTATCCTTCATCTTCGAAGGGTTCGAATATTATAGCAAATTTAGTTCCTTTAGGAATTATAGATTTATGCTCCATTGTAAGGTAACTCCTCAATGTCGGGCGTAAACCTATCATTGTTTATCCCTTGATCTTTCTTAACTTTAACCGATTCACCAGTTGAGTAATGATAATCATCAGAACGATTATCAGTATGTCGGTTTAGCCATACAATAGCTCTTGCAGAATAATTAATCAGGTCTTTAAGACAATCTTCAGCGGTATCGAAGTTTACATTGCCTTGTTGTTCCATTACAGATCTGAAACGTAAAACTTTAGTTGTTAGCATAGTATCAAATGACTTCCATCCGTGAGGATAATAATCATCGTCACATACTGAACCACCTTGGTAGTCTTTACCTTTCTTTACCATTAAATCCATACAGCCTTCTAAGGTTCTTATTGCGTCATATAAATAAGTTTCTTTACTCAATGCAGTGTCTCCTTTATATCTCTTTCGGTTTGAATACTAGTTTTATGAATCTCGTCTAAAAAAGTTTTGATACTATTCCAACTCATGTCTTGAACACGATATAGTTGAATAGCGATGGCGAGCATGCAGCCCGCCACCACGAATGGATCATGTTCTTCAGTGAGCAAATCAGTAACAAGTGCTTGAACACGAGTATGAATAGGCTCTATTACGTTTGTCATACTGCTGTAATCTCCTCTAAATCAGATCTGTAATTTTCTATAAGATATTTACAGACCTTATCCCATGTGTCATATACGTCGCCTTCACAATCTACTACTACTCCATCGAAATCCTCATCATCACAGCATACTTGGAAATTACTATCGAACTCTATGCTACCATAGCACCAGATTTCACCGCCATCAGGCTTTACATATACAAATTTATCATTTTCTTGTGTTGTTGAATTATCTACACTCATAACATTCTCCATTGCTTTATGTCGGTTTTACTTTTAAAAACCATAGCCTCAGACTACTCTTGCAAGTAACTCCTTTATCGAATTACTTACCTCATCTGAGGCTATATAAACTCGTCTGATCGCCACATCAGATAAACCCTAAAGTGTCTTACCACTCATCTCACTGTCGGTGCTACGAAGGCGTTGTACTGGGCGAGTATTCTATTCGTAGTATCTAGCTAATATATCAGCTATATACCAAATGACGTAAGCTCCTGCTACACCACCTGCGAAACTATATAAGACTAATTCAAGCATTATGCGCCTCTATGACTTTCGTATGGAACATAAATATCATTTACATATACATCATAATGCGTTGCTTTATCTAAAGGCAAATAGCAATCGTAAGCTCTTGGATGTCTACCATCTGCTTTTGCCCATATAGCTCTTGGGCCACGACCCATGAGCCTAACTCTCATCTTGGTTCCCCAGCCTCTTTCGCTGTTCATAATCTTTACATTTTCTTTTAAAGCTTTTACAGCTGGGTCATTTCTATGAGTAACTGTAAACTTATAACCACTCATTGGGAATCTTTCTTTAGTTACTCTATGTATTGCAGTTGTTGATTTTTTCATGATACTACTTCCTCTTCTCTTTTGTTGTTCATCCATTCCTGTAAACAAGAAACGGCATCTTTCTTTTCTAAATTAAAATCTTCTACTAAGTAAGTACAAGCTCCGAACATGTTTAGCTCACCACTAGCTCGAAGGTCATCAAGAAACTTAAAACATTCTTTCTTGTAAGTTTTTGTGAGATTTCTAGGCATTTAAGGCTCCTGCTTCATATTGACGATCTATTTTCTTTTGATCATTTTCGCTTAAATCTTGGTACCTCACATATTTTGCTACAGGTACATCAACTAAACTAAATAGCCCGCCTAGTCTTCCCCATTCGTCAACAGGATAAGTCATTGATTTATAAGGGATTTTTGTCTTATCATCACTCATTTTCATCTCCATGATAAACTTTAACTAATTCATTAAGATACCAACTGGCTTTTCCAAGATCATCTTGAGCTCGACCTTTGTGTTTGAATCGCCAGATATACTTTATAATATTACCTTGCAAGTAACCATCATAACCATCTTCACCGCAGGCTGCTTTGATTGCTTCAATGCATTCAATATCACCTTGACGATAATGAGGCGGATTAGTTACGGTAGCTCCAATTATTTTCTTACTCACTGACATTGAAATCTATTCCTTCCTCGCTAAATACAGTTTCTACTTCTTCTTCAGCAACTTTATTTATTTGATCCATGACGTCTTCAATGTATTTATCATCGAACCCTTTCTTTTCTAATATTTCTATTATGCCTGTTTTAGTACCCTCAAAAGCTCCTACTGCTTGTTCTGAAATAAACTCTTTAATTTTAGTACAACAGTCATGGATATGTTCGGTAACATTTGCTATATCGTCGCCAAGCTGCGTATGTATTGACGATTCGCCTTGTTTTTCAACCTGTAAGATGGCTTGTCTAATTAATCCAAAACAAGCTTTATATGCTTTTGAAGCTTCAACATTATTAGCCTTATCAGCTTCAGTCATAAGCTGATCAATAGTGTTTGTAGCTTTATTAAAAGCAATTCGAACAGATGGAAAGTATAAAGTATTGTTCATATTATTTCCTTTACGGTACTCTTTAAAAAACTACTGCCGACATTCAATAAGTCCGAATGCCGACAGCAATGATTGCAAAGAATACTAATATCACTAAAAGTGGTAATAGCTCTAGCATACATATTCCTTATAGTTAAGGAACTAAAATGCGATTTCACCTTCTTCAGCAGAAGTGGATTCAATAGCTTCGAAACCAGCATTAGGCGTATACTCTTTAAGCTCAACGATTTGCACTGCAGTTAAGGAAGTAGCTATACCTTTTCTACCGGGTGCTTCGTATTCATACTGCCACAAATTAACATTAACTCTAGAACCGTTACCAATATTACTACCATCCATTGGTTGTAATTTACCATCAACAACTTTAACTGGTGCGTTTGGGTTTCCATCAGCTTTAATGCCTTTTCGCTTAAGATTAACGAATGATGTATTTTCGTCATTCTTATCTTGCTTGACGTTGAGACCAAGATCATTTAGCTCTTTAATCTTAGCCTTATCACTGGTTGCAATGACCATCTCCCACTGCTTAGATCCGAATGGATTTACAGGCGCATCAGTACCAGAGATACGACAAAATTTGGCTTCAACATCTTTTATAATTATAGATCGAGGATAAGTACTGTCTTGTCCCATTTTAGACTCCTTTGGTTTAATTTAAGTTTATTATTATTAATATTGCGAGTAAATTTTGGCCGAAAAATTTAGCTCGCAAAATAAGGTTAGTTTAAGGTACTCAAACACTAGTTAAAGGGTAATTCTCACTTACATATTGATCGACCAAGAGATTATCAGAGACTATCTTTATTATCTCATCAACCCCTAATGCAATATTATATTTAGCAAGAACATACGTAAAAATATCTTGGTGATCCATTTCACCCTCCTTGTTGTAGAAAAGATATTATTAAAGGTATAAAATTTAAAATTTTCCAAAAATTTTAGAATTTTAAAATACGGTACCCAATACGGTACACGGTTGACGGTTGGTGGTAACCCTTAAAAAAGCGTGGCACCCTTTCGAGTGCCACTAGTTTGCCAACATGGTCGTTCTAGTTATACAGATCCTTGGCATGCGGATGCGCCAATGGTACTGACTTTACAGCTATGTCAAGTACGTTTGGCTTATCCATGATGATCTGTACATATTCGTCTTGATCTTCCGAATTGTCAAATGTCTTTTTCACAGTTTGTACTCCGTACTGTGAGTCAAAAGAATATTCAACAGTATACATTCTATTTGTCATTTGTGTCCTCCCATGGTTTTGCTGCACTACGAGTGTTATCACCTACTTCATTGATACGATCTATAAGGCGAGTATCATCAGTATTAAACAATGCTTCTTTCACCTTTTCGAATAAAGGTTTCTGAACATGCATAATATGTAATACATTGGCATCAATTTGGCAGCTTTTAAGCACTTTATTAAGTACTTCAAGCTTCATTGGAAATACAACTTCATCATCTGGACTATTGGTTATGTCTTGCAAATGTACAGACAATGGGTGATTGTACATGAGGTTTCCTGTCAAGGGATCTTGAACAGCAAGCTCATAGATGTCAGGCGCACGATGAGATTCTTGAATTATCGACAAATAAAACGGATAAGTCGCTTTTTCAAAATTGAGACAGCAGCGATCTATATATGCTGTATCAGTTACTTGCGTACGCGTAAATGTTAAGTCAACAACATCAGTCTTGACTATAACGTGAGTGATTTTATCATTCATTATCGTCTCCTTCAAAGTTAGCATCAAACACTACGTTAGTGGGATCACTATTCGCTTTAGTGAGCTCTCGATCATGATCCCGATAGGCTTTACTCTGAGCTCTATGTCTTGCATAATCTTCTTCAATATGAGCAATACCAAGTGTCAGGTTATTTTCAACTCCGACACCATCACCGAAGCTACGACTGACTGTAACAACATTACCGTGGCGTAATATCCACGAATTGTCATGGTCTTTATCAGTCTTTTCATATAGACTTCGATTGAGTGGCATTGAATCACTACATCTACTAGAATGTTTACCGAACTGCTTATTGTATTGTATTGCAGTCTCATTCATATACATAAAGCCTCCGTGGTATGGATCCATGTATCTTCGATAGATACAATGACACACATCCTTTGGATTGTTATTACGCTCAAAGGCAGCTTTGAAGTATTTATGACAATGATCGCAACAAGTATCGACTAGTGGCTTTTCAGAGCCTCTATTAAAGTGACGAGCAATGTCTAAACGATCTTCAATAGGCACTTCAACGAAGACGTAATCGGTTGCATAATCGAGACCTAGCAGCACTTTCTCTGAATGCGACACTAGGGTCTCAAGAGCCTTATCAACGGCTGTTTTCTTTTGTTTCATAGCGGTTCCTTTCGACTTACTATGTTGGCTAATACAATATTACTACATCATTATAATAATATTATTAAGATTATTTTTAAATTATGTCAAGGAATTTAGAAAATAATAAAGGATTCGCTTTAGGCTGGTGGTGCATTGAGCACCCAATTGTACTCAATTATCACCCAAAAGGCATAGTTATCCTATACATATAGGGTATATGTCGGCCCCCGGCCCCCTCTTCTCTCTAATAGGAGACAGTTCGGTGCCCAAAACGGACTACGGCGGGTACAGCGCGGTCCCGCTTTTAAAAACAAGGACTCCCTTTCGGGAGCCCTTGCTTGACAAGCTAGAAAGCAATCGTATCTTTCTTAGGTTCTTCCTTCTCTTCAGAAGAAGAATCTAGGAATGCTTCTAGATCGTCTTTAGCTTTACCTTTACCACCTACAATTAGTTCAGCAAAAGCATCTTTCACTGTACCTCTAGTAGGAATAAAGCCATCATAGCTATCCATATCATTAGGCATGATGTTCTTCAGATTTAATTCCTTCTCACATGCAGCATTAGTGTGCGTGTGGATCTTGGATATTCGAGACCACGTATTGGTATCGATTATCTGAAACTGGACAACCAGCCTACCTGATTTCCAAGCGTCGTAGAACTTGGAGTTCGCGAAGGCAAAGAAGAAGAACCTCAATGCTTGCATTGGGTTCTTGAAGAAATTTGACGTATTGTCAAGACCTTCCAGCTTGTGGAACTTCTTTGCTTTCTTCAGATCGCCTTCATCGGTAAGCGATGGTGCGGATTTATATTTGTCGGCCATGTTGGACCTCCTTCATGTTGGTTGCAACTATGTGCAACGGGTTGATCATAGGATGCAGTAACGATACATCATATGATATATTATTAATTTAAAATTTAAAATCCCCAAAGGGATTTTAGAATTTTATGGATCGGGTGTGCCATAGCGGATCACGGTGGTTGTCGGCGGTCCGCCTTTAAAAAACAAAGGCACCCATTAAGAGTGCCTTTGAATGCCTTGGTTGTTAGCCAAGGAAGATTTCTTCTTCTATTTTATCAGAAGAAGATTTATCCTTCTTGTCCTTCTTGGCAGGAGAAATGTCCTTCCATTTAATCTTGGAAGATTTCTTCTTTGAAGAAGAGTCAAGTTCAGCTTGCAAGACTTCGATTGCAGCAGCTAATGCTTTCTTCTTACCTGAAAGGCAAGCGAAAAGCACAGTGGCAAAAGCCTTTCGTTTCATTACGAAACCATTATGACTTTTAGGGTCATTAGACATGATTCCGCCGAAAGCCTCATTAGCGACAAAATGATGCTTATTACCGAAGTAATTAGCCTCATAGGTCATCACTGATGACGAAGCCTTCTTGCAAAGCTTCTTGGATGCGAACACCGAGTGCAAGACTCTTGCGAGTTGCCACGCGTTCTTTGTTGTATTTTCAGCCATGTTGGGCTCCTTTCCGCGCTTATGCGCTGTTATGCACTACGAATAGTGCGGTTAAATGCGGATCGAAAAGTACGGTACGTAAAGTACGGTACATTAACGAAACGCAACGAGTTAATATATATAAATAAGATGATATAAATAAATATATATAAATTATAAATATATATTATAGATATTATTTTTAAATTATTAGAGAGTAAGTTAATGAAGAGAGAGTAAGTTAAGGAAATAATTTAGAAAATAAGATACGAAATAAATAATTTATAAATTTTTTTAGTGGAGTAAAAAAAATTTATTAGATATAAGAAGAGGGGATGAAGAGGGGGTATGGAATTATATTGGGGTGTATATATATAGGCGTTA